ATCGTGGTGACGAGTTTCAACTGCGAGCCGTTGACGACGGTGCGATACAACTTCCGGCTCGTGGTTGCCGGCGGCCCCGCTGGACCTGGCGAGATGCCCGAGACGCTGACCTGGCGGTATTCATCACCGGCGGTGTTCGTGACCGGAGCTGTCGCACCGAGACTGGCATCGGGCACCGTATCGCTGTAGGTCGTGGTGGTGTTGTCGCTGATCGTGGCCACGAGTTTCAGCGTGCTGGAGCCGACAGGCGTACGATAGATTTTCCTGGCCACGATGCCGGTGCTACCGGGTTGGATGTTTGACAAGCTAACGTTCTGGGCCTTCGCCAGTGCATTATTTGAAGACGGTTCATTCTGTCCACGCGCTCCATCCAACACGCTATCCATGAAGGCCGATGATGGATTGTTATCGAAAATTGTGCCGACTAACTTGTACGGGCGAGCAGCCACCGGAGAACCGTTGATCCGACCGGCCGAGCGATAGATGTTGCGGGCATAGGTGCCGGGCGGGCCTGCAGGTGGATAGAGCTGGATTCGGGTGTTCGTGGGCTGCAGGAAGACCGAATAAGGTCCGAGTGCGAGAGTTTCTCCGTTGTTGGCATCACCAACAAACGTGAAGGCATAGTCGTACCACAGATTGTTCGGCAACGTGCCGCCCGTGTAGATGTAGATCGGCATCCCACTACCTGACGGCGGATTGGCAATCGGGAGCGTGGTCTGCACCACCGCTGTCAACGGACTCGGCGTGGTTTCTCCTCCGGCACTGGCAAAGGTGTACGCCCATTGATGGCCGCCCGGCTCCGGACCGATGGCCCCGATGTTGGCCACGGCGGTTGGCGCCACGGTGGGTGCGGGGTTGTGCGCGCCGAGGGTGATGCTGGCGAGTGGCGAGGGCAGCGTTTCGCCCGAGGCCGTCACGTCGGTGAACGCGTACTGATAGGCGCCGGCGTTCAGGCCAGCCCCGACCGCAGGCGCCAGCGCAGGCGCGCCTGACGGGCCAATACCAGGCCCCACCAGGGAGCCGGCGCCACCCGTGACGATGCCGGTGAAGGTGAAGAGTTGGGCGCGCTCGGGGACTTTGAGTCGGACGTCCGCATCGAGGGTGAACATCTCGACGGTCATCAGCGGGATGCGCGCATCGCCGGCGAGGACATCGCCGCGCAGGGTGGTGCCTCGACCCTCGCCAAAACATCGCGTGAGCACCTGGGTGCGTTGGCGCGAGAGGCGCACCGACATCAACGTCGGATGCGTGGGCGTCAGATCGAGCGGTGTGCCGTTGCGCGTTTCACTGCTGAAGGCGTGGATGTTCTTGCGGTAGTCCACATACCAATACGCACCCACCAACTTGCAGACCCGCGTGATGGCATCCGGCAAATTCTCATTCGTGAACGTAATCTCGCTGACGAGCGGCAGCGTGGCATCCACGTAATTCGCGGTGAAGCCGTTCTCGCTCGCATACCAGGTCAGAAGATCCGCGATGATGGCGCCCGCGCCGGCCGACCGATATCGCTTGGTGACCTTGCGGAATCCGAGCCACCAGGCGTAATCGACACACGAACAGATGGCTTGAATGAAGTGCGTGTTGTCGGCTGGATAGATCTGCTCGATGTCGGTCAGGAATCCCGCGAAGAGTCGTTCGAGATTGTTTTGGGACCCGAGCGTCATAATCACTTCGGCGCCAGGCGTCGGGATGGTGCCGTGGACCGTGAAGGTGGCGCGGTTCGGCGTCTCGTCCAGAATGTCGGTGACCTTCAACGACTCGATGAGAATCCCCGGTGCCTGCGGATAGGCATTCGGTGCCGTAGCCGGCCGGCCGAAACCATACTGCGTGCCGCCGATGCTGACGAAGACCATGCCACTCGTGTAGCCACCACGCGTGGCGCCTCCACGGGCGATGCCACCGAGAGCATAGGTCTTCGCCTTCTGCGAGCCGGTGATGCCCATCGTTCACAGCAGCTTCAGCACCAGGGCGAGGGCCTCGGTCGGAGCACCCGCTTTCACTTGGAACGCAATTTCGATCCGTTCGCGCTCGCCCTCATACTCACCGATCATGAGGTAGTGATCGCAATCGGGCCGCCGCAGCGAACCCGGCTCCACATAATCCACGGCCAGGATGACGGCGCGCACCTCGGGCGGTGCTGCCGCAAGCCTGGCGTTCAACCACTCTTGAATTTCTTCGGGTTCGGCCGTCAGCACCGCACCGAGATCCATCGCGCCTCCCTTTAGAGCGTCACACCGGTGTTGTTGATATCGAGCAGCATGTTGCCGACGAGATCCGTGGCGTACCCGATGACGACGAGGCGATTGGTGGTAATCAGGTCAGCCTGCGGACAGACGCCACCATAGGCCGCGCTCAAACAATACGTGGTGGTCTTCAGCGTGGCGGCGGCTCCGATGTTCAGATTGCCGGTCGACTGAAAGAGCACCGATTGACCGAGCGCGCACCCGTTGAGCGCAATACCTTTGACGGTGGCCTCTTCCGGGGTGCCCGACGATTTGGCCTTGTAGATTTTCGAGTCGGCCGCTTTCTGATAGACAGCCTGGCCGGCCGTGATGGCCTCGCCGGCGATGCCCTGCTTCGTGGTGGCATTCGTGCCGGCCACCACGTTCGTTCCGGTGATTGTCAAATCCGCCATCGGTGTCCTCCAGTTAAACCGGCAGGCGGTTGCCCGCTGCCCCATAGGAATACGTCATCGCATCGCCCACGGCCTTGGCGAGTTCATCGCGGGTGCTCAGTACGCTGCCCTGCACGTTGATCGTGATGGGATTCATCCGCCAGGCCGTCATCGTCGGGGTTTCCCCGATGCCAATACCTGGCGTGCCGTACCCGAGAAATCCGCCGGCCCCGTATTTCGGTTCGAGTCGCTGAATCAACTGCCCGGTGCTTTTGAGCGCCACCCACATATCGCCAAAGGCCGACATCACCTGGGTGAACGGCGAGGCATTGGCGGCGGCCTCGGCGCCACGCGTGACGTGCGAGAGCTGGCCGAAGGTATCGCCGAGCGCGGTCATGCTGTCGTTGCTCGCGAGTTGTTCGACCGCATTCTGGACCTGAGACAGTGATTGCTCGGTGGCTGCGACGGCCTCCTGCGTGGGCTTGACCATCACATCCCACAGTTTGCCGAATTCATCCGTGATGACCGCCAGCGTATCGGGCACATAGGAGTGGCCCGCGACCTTCTCGTACATCGACTTGAAGAATTCGGTGACGGCTGCCACGCCACCTTTCACGCGGTCGAAGAGTGGTTCGAGCAGGCCCACGAACCACTGCCAGGTCGCTGCGAGCGCCCGCGTGATGTCGTCCCAGTGTTTGATGGCTTCGTACACAGCCACGATGCCCACGACAATCAGGCCCGCGGTGCCGATCAGTGGCAGCAGCGGCACGATGGCCGCGGAGAGCGCCGTCCAGGCGGCGGCCAGGCCGGTGCTGCCGGCCAAGAGCGGAATCAGACTGCTGACGGCCGTCACGACGGGCGCAAACTTCGTGGCCAGCGTGAAGATGCTTTCGCCGGCCGAGACCGTCAGCAGCGCCGTGCTTTGGAGCGCCGGATTCAACTCGAGAAACTTGGCCACGAGAGGACTCAAGGCGTTGACGATCAACTTGCCGACAGATTTTTCAGCCTCCTCACTCTGATGCGATACGGCCAACATCTGGGCATTCCAACTCTCCATGTCCTTCGCTGCGCCGCCCGAGAATTTGGCATTCAACTTTTCGAGAATCGTGTTCATGTCGTCGCCTTTGGCGGCGGCATCTCCGAGATACGCCTTGAGCCGTCCCAGGTGTTCGCCACCGGTGGCCCCGACTCTCGCCACAATCATCGTGATGGTATCGAGCGATTTGCCCGTCTCGGCGGCCATGTTCGTGACCGCCTTCAATGCTGATTCCATCTGGTCGGGCGTGATCTGGCCGATGGTGGTGAGGAGGGTTTCGGCTTTCAGGATGGCATCGGCGCTATAGCGGGTGTTGGTCTGATACGTCTTCGCCAACTCCTCGTATTTGTGGATCGTCTCGTCGGCCGCTTCACCCTGCTGCCCGAGCGCGGCAGCGAGTCGATTCGTGATTTCCTGTTCCGCCGCGTACGCATCGACATACTTCTTGCCCACCTCGACAGCCGTCTCGCCAAACTCGCGCAGGGCCTTCCCGGTTTCGGCGGCGGCCCGCGTCGTCTCCTCGGTGTCGCGCTCGACCTTGGCGGTCTGGTCAATCAATTGATTCAAGGAGTCGATGCCGCTCTTGACACCCTCATTGAATTTGTCGAAGTCAGCCAGGAATTCAGCGGTAATGGGCATCGGCGGTCATCTCAGCGTGTTGCTTCGTCAACTCCTCGCACAGGATTTGATAGACATCCGCGTCGAGCTCTGTCACCCATTCGTACCGCCATCCGTAGAGCCGAGCGATGGCGAGGTTGGTGATGATCCAGGCGCGCTCGTCTGGCGTTTTTTTTCCTGTCGGATCTTCGTGTCGTGGGCCTGGATGGCTTCGAGAATGTCGTTGTAGTCATCGAAGTCGAGTTGGTTGGCCGCATCGATAATCAACTCGGCCGGCATCCCCCGAATAATGATGGGCAACCCCTGCGGGTCGATGAACGACCAATCGACCAGGTAGGCCCCGATCATCGCGTCGAGGCCTTTCACTGGATCGAGTTGTTTCTCGGCCGGCGCATTCGGGTCCGCGTTCTCCCGGCGGGCGCCGGCATAGAGCGCCTTGGTTTCGCCGGCATTCAATTTCTGCTTCACGCTGATCCATTCGCCGTTGGGCAGATTGATCCGCACTTCTCGCGGCACGACGACATGCGATACGCGCTCACCCATCACGCCTCCGGTGGCCCGAGCGAGGCCTTGAGCGTTTCATGGCCTACCGTCACCGAGTTGATCGGCCACGTATAAAACCCACCTCGGCGTGGGGCGTTGAAAAAGAGTGGGCGTTGCGCCAACTTGAATCGGTCGGCTCGGTCGATGTTGGCGGTCAACGTCCACTCGTGCTGTTCGGTGCGATGAACCGTCCACCCGCTGAGCACGGCCGCCGCATGGTAGGCCCAGGAAATCGACCCGCTGCGGCCGGTCATCGTGACGGTTTTGAACATTTACGGTGTCGTCCACGGACCGGCCGCCATGAAGTCGCCTTTGACCTTGGGCGCGTCCATCGAGCAATCGATGGACGCATCCAGGTAGGCCAGGCCAGTCCACTTGAAGGTCGGTTCCGTGTTGTTGGGCATGAGTTCGAGCAACCCTGGTGTCGGTGCCTGCGCAGCATGAAAGATCGTCACGTCGGCCGAATTCCAGAATCCGTCCACGCTGCCCGTCAGATCCATCAGCCCCGGCACGTAGACTTTGTTCGTGTCACCGAAGCAGGAAACCTCCTGCTTCGCCGTTTTCATCTCCAGCTTCCAGGCGTTCAGCGAGATGATGGCGACCAGACTCACGCCACCCACGCCCGAAGGGTCATACTTGATTTGCCCGTACCGTCCTGTCTTGATCGCCATCGTTCACCCTTTCCGTTAGTGCCGGAGGACCGGCGCAGTTGGCGTGGCCTGCAAGCGATATTTGCCGCCCCGGTGATACCAACGAATCGCTGCATCGACCTGATCGACTTCCGTGTCGCGAATGCGGCCGACGCGCACCACGGTGACGCCATCGTAGTCAGTCACGGTCGGCGTGTAATTTTCGAGGAGTTCATCGATGCGCTGCGCGGCGGCCTTTATATCCACGCCGGCGGTCGAGAGCGCTCGCGCCGTCACCGCATAGGTCACTTCCTCGATGGCGCGCGACCCGTATTGCTCTCGGTCGATGCTCGTCCAGTGCGTC